GCTCGATCATGCGCTTCAGAGTGCGATACAGCATAGTCATTTTCCTCCTTGTATTATAGAGTAGTAGT